CAGGGCCAGCATCAACCCAAACGAACACCCCAACCAATTTGGCAACCAACCAGGCTTTGCGCCTGATTGCGTCGGCCCAAGGTGTTAACTTGAATTCTGTCGCCGACACCATCGCCCCCATTTTGGTGGCTGGTGACGTCAGCGTTCAAAGCATCATTGTTGCCAACGCAAGCGTTGACCTGACAACCGCGCAACTTGCTGTTTACACCGGCCCAGGCGCCACCGGCACGGCTGTCAAGTCGGCCTACGCGTTGACCGGCAACAGCACCAGCGCCAAAGTTGTTGTGACTGCCGCTTCGTCAACCGATTCGATTACAGGCACACCCTTGTATATTCGAAACACTACCGCCCAGGGCGCAGCGGCCACCGCCGATGTGTTCATTTACGGGTATGACCTGACGTTCTTGCCTTAATTGGGCATGAAATGGAAAGAGGCCGCCCCCAAAAAGGGTGGCTTTTTTTCTATGGTAAGCACTATAATTTTGAAAACACGGGAAAGGGTTAAAAATGGTAAATCTTGAAGCCATCCGGCCAAGCGGGCCAACTTATGCGCTTGATTTAACTTCATCGGCGTCAGCGGCTTTGCTGATTACGCCTTCGACCAACGATCAAACGAATTACGTGATTCTTTTGAACACCGGAAGCGATAAAGCGGCCGTCACGATGGCGCCCGAATCGGCCAACCTGGTGACGCCGACAATTGCCAGCACCGGCAATTCCGGTTCCTTCGTGTTACCTGGCGGCATGAATTTTCCCATTGTGATCGCAGCCCCCAAAGGCCCGTTCTACATTAAAGGGATTAGCAGCGGCACAAACACACTTTACATTACCCCCTGCCAAGCAGATTAAGGGGGCGCCATGTCGAACAGCACCGCTGTTACGAACACGACGAACATCAAACCGGTTCAGGGGCTTTTTCAACCTGAACCGACGTTTGATTTAATTTCGTTTGTTGGCCCCGCTGGCAGTTTGTTTTTTGCCCCAATCAATCCGATTCAATCGGGTTTGACGATTACCGACAGCACAATTGATTCGTCCGTGATCGGTGGAACCGCGCCAGCAGCCGGTTATTTCACCAGCATTTACGCAACCACCGGCCAAGTGGCCACAACCCCTTCAGCCGACTTGGACATTGCCAACAAGGCTTACGTCGATTCCGTCGCCCAGGGCTTGGACGTGAAAGCGTCGTGCGTTTACGCAACAACAAACAACATCACGCTGTCCGGCTTGGCTGTCCAGGCTGGTGGCGATTGGGCTGCCACGCTGACCGCGGGCGACCGCATCCTGGTTAAAAGCCAAACCAACCAGGCGACCAACGGCATTTACGTGGCCAGCGCCAGCGGATGGACGCGCAGCGCCGACATGAACACCTGGGCCGAAGTGCCAAGCGCGTTCACGTTTATTGAATCAGGGACAACCCTAAGTGACACCGGTTGGGTTTGCACATCCAACCAGGGCGGCACAATTGACGTGACGCCAATCACCTGGTCGCAGTTTTCGGGCGCGGGTTCTTATTTGGCTGGCACAGGGTTAACCCTTACCGGCAACACATTCAGCATCACCAACACCGCGGTGACCGCGGCCGCATACGGTTCGGCTTCCCAGGTGGCCACGTTTACCGTGAACCCCCAAGGCCAATTGACTTTGGCGGCCAGCACCAGCATTGCAATTGCAGCAAGCCAAGTCACCAGCGGCACGATTGACAGCGCCAGGTTGTCGGGCGCATATACCGGCATCACCGGTTTGGGAACTTTGCTTGACTTGACCGTGACCAACACAATCACCGGTTCAATTTCAGGCAACGCGGGAACGGCTACAACGGCCACCACGGCCACGAATTTGGGCGGTGGTGCATTGGGTTCGGTTCCATACCAAACGGCCGCTGGCGCCACTTCTTTCCTGGCTGTTGGGGCCAATGGCCAGGTGTTGACCTTGGCCGCCGGTGTTCCGACCTGGGCAACGCCTACGGTTGGCACGGTAACGTCGGTTGGCGGCACGGGTACGGTGTCCGGAATCAGTTTGTCCGGCACGGTTACCACCAGCGGCAATTTGACTTTGGGCGGCACGTTGGATTTGTCGGCGCCACCAGCAATTGGTGGAACGACTGCAAACACAGTCAGAGGCACAACAATCACGGCCACAACAAAGTTTGTTGGCCCTTATTTTGACGCTGCCACAAGTGCTGGCGGTGCATTGCGTAATTCAGGCGGCACGGCCCAATTGCAATGGGGCGCTGGCGGTGGTAATAATTTGACTTTGGATGTTTCCACAAACATCAACGGTGCAAACGCGCAAATTGACATAAGCCCCACGGGAACCGGCCACGTTCACATGAAGCCAACAGGAACCGGTGCAATTGAAATTGCCCCAACCAGCCTTGGCACAATTAACAATATGTCGATTGGTGCGACTACGGCATCAACAGGCAAATTCACCACGATTGATTTCAGCAGCACGTTGGCGGTGTCCGGTTCAACCGGCTCGGCTGGCCAGGTGTTGCAATCAAACGGCGCCAGCGCCCCGACCTGGGTGACGCCCACCGCTTACGCAACGGTAACCGACGACACAACCACAAACGGAACCAGGTATCCGTTGTTTGCGGATCATACAACCGGAAACCTGACCACTCAATATGTGTCGTCCACAAAATTTCAATTTAACCCGTCCACCGGCACATTGTCGGCCACGGTGTTCAGCGGACCGGCTGCCAGCCTGACAAACGTTCCGGCTGGTCAATTGTCCGGCACGATTCCTTCGGGCGTCCTGGGCAATTCGACGGTTTATATTGGCACGACGGCCATTGCGTTGAACCGCGGCAGCGCCAGCCAATCATTAACCGGTGTGAGCATTGACGGCAGCGCGGGAAGTGCAACAAACGCAACAAACGCAACAAATGTCGGCATCACGGACGACACTACCACGGCCGCGGAAATGTACCCAACCTGGGTGACGACCACCACGGGAAACTTGCCCGTAAAGGTGTCTTCGACTAAACTGAAATTTAATCCATCAACAGGCGTTTTGACCATGACCGGTGGAACTGGCGGGGGCAACTTCTAATGATTACAAAATGGAAAATCTTGGGCATTGATTCAACCGATGGTGAATTGATTACCAAGGCAAAATACTTTGCAACCGTCAGCGACAATGATTTGGTTGTTGAAACGGAAGGTTTTTGGACGTTTCAAGAGCCAAAACTGAACGTCGCGTTTGTGGATGTGACCGAAGACATGATCGTGGCCTGGGTTCAGGCCGAAACAATGCAAGAGGGCGCCAACATGATTGAAAAGCGCCTGAACGAACAATTGGCCGCTTTGAAAGCGCAGCGCGTCACACCGCTGCCCTGGGCGCCCCAAACGTTCACACCGGATTTGAAGGGATAAAAAATGGCGGTTAACTTATCACCCGTTGGCGGCGTTGCTGCCCAATTTTTCACAAACGACGGCGTTCCCCTGGCCGGTGGTTTGATTTACACCTATGCGGCCGGAACCAACACCCCCGCGGCCAGTTACACCACCAGCGCGGGAACAATTGCCCATTCCAATCCAATCGTTTTGGATTCGGCTGGTCGCGTTCCTACCGGTGAAATTTGGTTGACAGATGGCATTTCATACAAGTTTGTTTTAAAAGATTCCACCGGCGCATTGTTGGCCACTTACGACAACATTGTCGGCATCAATTCCAATTTTATCAATTACACCGGCAGCCAGGAAATCCAAACGGCTACGGCTGGCCAAACCGTGTTTACGTTGACAACCATGCAATATCAACCTGGAACCGGCAGTTTGTCGGTGTTTGTTGATGGCGTAAACCAATACGGGCCTGGCGCCCAATATGCCTATGTTGAAACCAGCGGCACGGTGGTGACGTTTGTGTCCGGCCTTCATGTTGGTGCATCGGTAAAATTTACCACCACCGCCATCAATTCGGCATCGTATGGTGACGCATTTCAAATTTCTTATACGCCACCATTTGCGGGAAGCGTACCCACCAATGTCGGTGACAAATTGGCGCAAACTGTTAGTGTCAAAGATTTTGGTGCTGTTGGTGATGGCGTAACCGATGACACTGTGGCAATTCAAGCCGCTTTAGACGCAATTGCATCAAAAAGCGCAAACAGTATTGGTGGAACTGTATTCCTTCCATCGGGTCGATATTTGGTTACAGCCCCGCTTGGGATGTGGGTTGGCACAACAATTGAGGGCGAAACGTCGGGGCTTGTTGGTGTTGCGCCTAATTCAAATACGGGAACAACATTTGTTTTAAGCCCTTACCAAAGCAATGGCACAACGCCTTGGACTACTTCAACATTAAATCCTGGCACAACAGTTTCAGGTCGAGTGTTGTTTTACTTAAAAGGAAGCGGTGGCGTAATTTCTTTGCGTAATTTTGGCGCAATACCAAACAATGCTTTATCTGCAAACGGAATATTTTTGTACGCAGGAAATCAAACTGGTATTTATGTTGGTCAAGGAATTACGCAAGGATACTTTGACACTATTAGGCCAACTGCGTTCAGTGTGTGTTTCAACACATCCAAGATGAATGACTGCAATTTTGTCAATTGCGGTATGGAATTCTGCCAAACTGTTTTTAATGTTATCAATGATTCCAATGGTTCGATTGGGCAGTTTTCGGACAATAGATTTGTCAACACGACATTTTTTGGCTACCTGAACGCATTTACGATGGGTGAAGGTCAATCTGCAAATTGTTCGTTTTCAGCGTGTTCATTTCTTGGTAGTGTTGGAATAAACACCAACGCATTTATAAACGCTGGAACTAATGCAACGTTAATTGAGTTTTGGACATTCAGCAGTTGTGTGTTTAACAACTCATCTGCACCAGGTGGAAACAAAAGTTTGATGCGAGTTTCATCCGGTAATCCAAGGATTGAACGCGTAACTTTTGCTGGCTGCACTTTTTTTGAGTGCGGAATTGATATCCAATATATAGCACCGTCTGTAACAATTTCTTATTTAGTTTTTTCAGGGTGTATATTTTATGATTCTCCAACATTAATTGCATTTGAAGTTGATGTTTTGTCAATGGTTGGATGCACATTTATTTTTGATTCATACATTGCAATTTCAGGATTTAACAATGGCGTAATAAGCGGGTGCAATTTTCTTGGCTTAAATTCGGCGGGGACTTACGATGTAAATATTACCGCTGCAATCAATACAAACTTTGTCATTACTGGAAACGCATTCCGAAGCGGCAAAGGCGTTGGCATCAGTGGCGGGTCAACAAGTTACAAAGTGCTGTCTAATTTGAACCAGGCAGACGTTACCAATCCGTAAGGCAAAAACATGGCACAAACTGGTTACACCCCGATCCTAATTTACAGCAGCAGCACGACCACAAACGCGCCCGCTGCCGGTAATCTGACCAACAGCACGTTGGGGTCGGAACTTGCCATCAACATCACCGATGGCAAATTGTTTTACAAAGACAATGCCAACGCCATCCAAGTGATTGCTTGGAAGACAACGCCAACCACCGCGGGCGGCACGGGATTGACTTCTTACACCGCGGGCGATTTGCTTTATTACGCAACCGGGACAACGTTGGCGAAATTGGCAATCGGCGCCAGCACCACCGTGTTAACCAGCAGCGGCAGCGCCCCCCAATGGACTGCACAAAGCAGCCTGGCGGTTGGAACTGCAAGCAATTTGAAATCAAACGCCACTACCGGCGTGATGCAAATTGTTGGGCCAACCGCAGCGTCAACCCGCGTAATGACTATTCCCGACGCCAACTTTTTGGTGGCTAGGCTAGATGGCGCACAAACATTTACTGCTGCACAAACTATTGAAGGCACAACACAAATTTTTACGGTGGGTTCTTCGGCTAAAAAATTGTATTTTTATCCCGATACATCGGGTGAGGCCATTACAACAAAAACATTGCAAAATGGCGCTGGAATTTATTTTAATGACACTCTTGATTCGGTGCATTTGCTCACGGGCGGCGCTTATAGGTTGTCAGCCAATACCGCTGGTAATGTTACTGTTGATACGGGAAACCTAATTATCGGCACATCAGGCAAAGGCATTAACTTCACCGCCAATACCCCGCAAGCGGGTATGACAAGCCAGTTGCTAAATTGGTATGAAGAAGGAACTTGGACCCCCTCAGCTTCTTCCACTGTGGGGTCAATTACTACATACGCATCAGGCGGTACATATACAAGAGTGGGAAGGCAAGTAACTGTGACTGCTTATGTTGATTTAACCAATGTAGGCACTGCTGCGGGGTCTATGCTTATCAGCAATTTTCCATTTAAAAACGGCGGTGCGTCAGGTGCGGGGTATTTGCAACAAATGGGGGTAGCGAGAGAGACAGGCGTTACTGGTGCAACTTATGCTGTTTTGTTAGTGGGGAATTCAACAAATGGCTATATTTCGTCATTGACTGGTGGCGCAATCACATGGGTAAGTACCTATCAATACGCCTTGTCAATAACATATTACACGTCTTAAGGAAATAAAAATGTCTTTAACAAAAGCATCGTATTCAATGATAACTGGCGCACCCGCCAATGTGCTGGATTTTGGTGCGGTTGGTGACGGTACAACAGATGACACCGCCGCTATTCAAGCGGCATTAACCACGGGCCGTTCTGTTTATCTGCCTCAAAATACATACGCCATTTCTGCAACTTTGCGTTTAAATTCTGATGGTCAGATTTTTTTTGGCGATGGTGATGGAAATGCAAATGAACCAGCCCGATCTGTTTTAAAGTGGATTGGCGCTTCTAATGGAAAAATGTTTTCTATCAGTAATGGGACAACAGAAAATTGGCAAAATTGCACAGTTAGAAATATTTGGTTTAACGGCAATTCTTTGGCAAACATAGCTATTGAAGGATATGCAGCAGCCGTATCAGGCGGTGCATGGAGGAATCGATATGAGTATCTTACAATTAGCGGATTAACAGGCGCTAACAGCACTGCTTTTGATCTTGGTTCGGGTTCTTTTCCTAATTTTGCCCATGACGCTGAAATTAATAGTTGTTTTGTGATTGGTGCTGTTCGAGGCGCTATTGGCGCTGGCTCATTACAAAGATTTAATAACACTACATTTTCTTTATGTACAAATGCGGTGGTGGGTTTAGTTGGTTCGGCTTGGAATTTTGTGGGTTGTGTTTTTAGTCAATCGGGTGCATACGATTTTAACGGTACAAATATTCAAGTTGCCAACTTTACAGGCTGCTGGTTTGAAGATAGCACAACAGGTATTTATCTAGCCACAACAGCACATACTTGTAATTTTGATGGTTGCTATTTGCAAACCAAATCTACAAACACAACACAACTGATGAACATGGGAAATGCCGCTGGCAATTTTTCCATTAAAGGTTGTTTTGTTCCCGTTTCTAGCGGTTCGTTTTTAATTAAAAATGTGAATGGAAACTATGAATACGATGCTATGTCAAGCAACGTGGTTCTTGAGCCTGGCTATCGGTATCGTTCACAAGGTTTAGTTAGGTCAGACAATGGTGCATTTGCGGCGGGTATAACTAGCGATCAAAATAACGCAACTGGTGATGGCACTGTTTTTTCATTAAACAGCAGTGCTTTTACTGAAGAATATGATACGGGTGGATTTTTCAATGCTGCCACAGGTGTTTTTACTGCGCCATTGTTTGGATATTATCAATTTTCGGGTGCTATTGCACTTGGCGAAGTTGCAGCAGGGCATACATCGGCATATCTGTCTTTGGTCACAACTAGTGATGTTTATACTCTTGGCGCAATAAATCCTAGTGCTGTACGCACTGGCGGTGCTTTTCCAGATTATGTGTTTTTACAAGGCACGGTCACTGTATTAATGTCGCCGTCTGACACGGCATATCTTCAAATAACGGTGGCAGGTTCAACAAAAACTGTTGATGTTTTATCAGGAACTACCGCTGTTGATTGGCGCACTCGATTTGAAGGTCGAATGATTTAATTTTAATTTTAAAAAAAGGTTTTTATGTTTGAAAAACAAACCGTTGTTGACCGCATTGAAGTACTGGCAGATCAAACTGTTGCTGTGCGATATGTGGTAACCGTTCTTGAAGATAGTCAGCCTTTTGCCGAACAAGTCAAAGGTAATTACTTTAAGCCAGGCGATGATTACAGCGCCGAGGATGCCAAAGTTCAAGCCATTTGCGCCGCGGTGCATACGCCTGAAGTAATTGCAGCCTATCAAGCGGCTTTAGAAGCCAGCAAACTAAAAATCGAGGAATAACATGACCACGCCGTTTGACATTGTTACTCGCGCCATGAAGGACATTGGCGCGTTGGCCGCGGGTGAGGTTCCAACCGCTGACGAAGCCCAAGACGGCTACGATATGTTGAACGATATGTGCGCCCAATGGTCGAACGAAAACATGATGGTTTTTTATAAAACCGAAATCATTTTTCCGGTCGTTCAAAACCAAACGCAATACACCATCGGCCCAGGTGGCCAAGTGGGTTGCACATTCACCGGATCAATCAGCGGCACAACGCTGACCATTCCGGCCAACGGCGTGACTTCAGGCGCCATCACCATTGGCCAAACATTGACGGGAACCGGCGTTGCAGCCGGAACCACAATTGTGAACTTCAACACCGGCGGCGGCGGCAACGTCAACGAAGCTGGAACGTACACCGTCAGCCAATCGCAAACGGTGGCCAGCACAACCATTCAGGGTTACTACGAACGCCCGCTGACGTTGGAATCGGCGTTTGTGCGCGTGACCACGACCAGCAATGGCGCCCCAATTTACGGCGGCGGCCTGGACTATCCCGTGGCCATTTTTGCCCTGGAACAGTACGAATCCATTGGCCTGAAGCAATTGAACGGCCCCTGGCCAAAAGGCGTTTATTACCAGGCAAGCGAAAACCTTGGCACGATTTACGTTTGGCCAAACCCCGCCCAAGGCGAAATGCACATTTTTGCCTATACGCAATTCCGCACGTTCACCGCGCAAACCAACGACATTGCGTTGCCGCCTGGTTACATCAACGCATTGCGTTGGTGTTTGGCTGAACGGTTGCTGCCCATGTTTGGCAAGATGAACCAGGTTCAAATGGCCATGATAAATTCGCTGGCTGCCCAGGCAAAGGCGACAATCAAACGCACCAATATGCGGCCGCCGCAAGTGGCGCGTTATCCTGACACGCTGTTGATGGGCAAATCAAAAGATGCCGGTTTCATCATGGATGGGGGATTTGCATAATGCCTGACTTCGGCTTCGTGGGCGCTTCTTACGAAGCCCCGTCAATCTACCAAGACGCGCAAGAGTGCATCAATTTTTACCCTGAAATTGACCCCACAAAGCAGCCTGGAAGCCGCGGCGTTGTTGCGTTGTACCCTACCCCTGGATTGGTTGAAGAACTGGCCTTGTGGCAAGCGGAGGTGCGTGGAATGCGGGCGTTGTCCGGCAGCCAATATTTGGTTGTTGTTGTGGGAAACCGCGTGTACAGCGTCACCACCTCTTTTGTGGCCACGCAAATCGGAACGTTAACCACCAGCACCGGCCAGGTTGAAATGACCGATAACGTGACCACCAACAACGGTTTGACCGCTTACATTGTGGACGGCCCCAACCGCTACACCTGGGTGGCGGCCACCAACACGTTTGCCGCGCTGCCATCAACCGATGGATTGTGGCAAGGCGCCACGTCCACCGACACGGTGGATTCATACATCATTTACAACGAACCAAACACGCAAAATTGGGCGGCAACTGACCTTGGCCTTGCCGTGACCACAACGGGCAACTACGGCAGCAAAGACGGCGCCCCTGACAACCTGGTGGCTTTGATCGTTGACCACCGCCAGGTTTATTTGCTTGGCGAAGTCACCACCGAAGTTTGGGTGGACGTTGGAACCGTAATTTCCGGTTTGATTACTTTTCCGTTTCAGCGGGTAAGCGGCACGACCATGCAGCACGGCTGCGCGGCCAAATATTCCGTGGCCAGGTTTGGCGAATCGTTCATGTTTGTGAGCCGCGACACCCGCGGCCAGGCCATCATTGGCGCGGTGAATGGTTACACGTTTGTGCGAACATCCACCCACGCGGTTGAAAACAGCCTGGTTGGCGCCGACGTGTCCGACGCGTTTGCATATACCTACCAAATCGAAGGCCACGAAATGTATGTCGTGACGTTTCCTTCAATTGATTTGACATGGGTTTATGACCTGGCCACGCAACAATGGCACAAATGGCTTTCCTGGGACAACGTGGCCGGATACTACCGCCACCGGTCAAATTGCTATGCGTTTTTTGCTGGCAAAAACCTGGTGGGCGATTTTGAAAACGGCAAGATTTACAGCCTGGACAACGCGGTTTACACCGACAACGGTTCAACGATTCGTCGTTTGCGCCGTGCGGTTCACTTAACCACAGATTTACAGCGCCAGTTTTTTGAGGAATTCCAAATCCAATTCCAACCTGGCGTGGGCCTTACAACCGGCCAAGGCGAAGACCCTCAAGCCATGTTGCGTTGGTCAAATGACGGCGGTTCTACCTGGTCGAATGAGCATTGGATCACGATTGGCAAAATTGGCCGGTATCAAAACCGCGCCATTTGGCGACGCCTAGGCTGGTCGCGTGACCGCATTTTTGAGGTTGTAGTGTCCGATCCGGTCAAGGCCGTGATTGTTTCCGCAAACCTGAAAGCGTCGGTGGGGGATAACTAATGGTTGCCCCCAATCCCGCGTCATCGACAAACATTCGGTTTCCGCAATCGGCATTCCTTGATCCGACGACCGGACGGCCAGCGCGTGAATGGATTATTTGGCTGCAAAGCCCTGACATTTTGTCGGCCACCATTGCTTACATTGTGATTACGGGCGGCACAATTGCCAACGTGACGATTGACAATTGCACGATCAACGATTCAACTATTGGTCTGACGACACCGGCCGCGGGTAAATTTACCGATTTGACAGCCTTGAATGGCATTGGCGGGGGTACGTTTTGACTGAACTTGAAATCTTTAGTGAAGCCCCGACACGGGAACAAATTGAACGGCTGCAAGCCGAAATGGTTAAGCATCCGCAAGCCGAAGGTTTGGTGACTGAGCATTATTTTGTGCCTGGTATGTATTGCCGCCGGTTATTTCGTCCGGCTGGAACGCTGATTGTTGGCAAGGTTCACAAACAGCCCCACTTCTTTTTATGCGCCAAAGGCGAGATAATTGCCTGGACGGAAAAAGGCATGAAAAAACTTCAGGCTGGTGATGTTGTTGAATGCCAACCTGGAACCAAACGCGTGACTTTGGCGACTATGGATTCGGTTGGAATTACGTTTCATAAGACTGACGAAACGGACATTGAAAAGATTGAGGAAGAATTAGTGGAAGCCGATGAAGCGGCCATGTTTGGCCCAGGCAACAAACTAAAGCAAATCATTTGCGAAATGCAAAAATTGGAAGGGAAATAAAATGTCATTTATAACTGCCGCATTAGTTGTTGGTGGCGCAAGCCTTTTGGGTGGCTATATGTCTTCCGAAGCCGCCCAAAGCGGCGCACAAGCGCAAGCGGGGGCTACGGGCGAAGCCGCGCAATTGCAACGTCAAACGGCGCTTGATTCGATTGCCTTCCAAAAGGAAATGTTCCAAAAGCAATTGGAACTTGGCCAACCTTATCGTGAAACGGGTTACAAAGGGCTGACGCGGCTTCAGGAAATGTTGCCTGGTTTAACTTCGCCGGTGACCGCCCAGGACATTCAAAATATGCCTGGGTATCAGTTTGCCGTCCAGCAAGGAACTGGCGGGGCCATGCAAGGAATGAACGTCGGCGGCGGTGGATCAAATGTTCAACGCGCTGGCCAAAAGTTTGCCATTGATTACACAATGGGAACGGCGCTTCCGCAATTGATGCAGCAAAAACGAGACATTTACAACACTTTGTCCGGCGTGGCCAACATTGGCCAAGGCCAACCAGGCGCCGGTTCGGCCGCCGGTGCGCTTGGAACCAACGTTGCCAACACCATGATGGGCAGCGCAACCAACATTGGCCAATTGGGCGTGGCTGGCGCCAATGCTTATGCGTCCGGTCAAATTGGTTCGGCAAATGCTTATTCAGGCGCCTTGAACAACATTGGCAACGCGGGCATGATGTACGCGCTTTTGGGATAAGGAAAAAATCATGGATTTAAACATCACACCGGTTGCAACCCAACTTAAACCACCGCAATCAATGTCGCTGGCCGACATGATTAACGTTGGCCGCGGCGGTATTGCGCTGAAAAAAGAAAAGCAAGCCGACACCGAACGCGTTGGGCTTCAGGACTTTTTTTCCAATCCTGAAAATTTCCAAACAGATGGCAACATCGACATGACCAAAGTCAATGCAGCGATTCCAAAAATTGCACCATTGACGGGCCGCGACGTTTTGAAAAACGTGGCCGATTTAAGCACGGCCCAAACGCAAGCCAACAAAGCCAAACAAGGTTTGACGCAAGACCAAAAAGCATTGGTCGGCCAAACGTTCAACATCCTGGGCAAAGCCGGTGTGAACAACAGGGACACATATTTGAAGGCGCTGGACGACCTGGTGGCCACAAACCCCAACAATCCCGACCTTGGACGCCTGGCTGATTCGTACAAAACAATTTGGTCAAAAATGCCGGAAAACACCAATTTTGCACAGTTGGCAATTTCCGGCGCCCAAACATTGATGCCGGTTGCATCGCAAGAAGCGCAATTTGGCCCACAACCTGGCACATTGAACACCGGCGCCCAAATCTTGCCGACCGTCACCCGTCCTTCGGTTGCTGGCCAGGCGCCAAGCATCCAAGTTGGCCAAACGCCTTTGGCGACCAACCAACTTGGCCCAGGTGCGCGTTACGTGCCAACCGGCCGCGTGGACATGAACAACATTCCAACCGCTTTGGCTTACGGCCCAAATGGAGAATTGTTGGGCGAAGTAACCATTCCAGGTGGCGCAAATCCAGCAATGCAACCAGGCGGCGCGGCTGCCAATCAAATGCCCACCGGCGTTATGGGTGGCAGCGTACAACCGCAAAACAACATCCAAGCGCCTGGCGGCCCCGTTGTTGGCGGCCCAATGCCCCTTCCAACAGTTACGGCGCAACCCCTTCCGGCTGCCGGACAACCGCAACCGGCGCCAGCATTGCCAGCAAACGCGCCAGCACGTATGCCCGCGGGCGAAACCGGCGTGACTTTAGAAGCCGCACAAAACCTTCGAAATACTGTTCGCAATGCGGCCGCGCAAGCGCCCGTCCAACAATTCAACAACAACCAAATCATTAAGTTGGCCGACGACGTTATCACCGGTCGGGGCGCAAACTTTATTGGTTCGTTGTCCGGCGGTTACGCTGGACTTCCTTTTACCAGCGACAACGCAACCAACCTAAATCAATTGGGCCATTACATGGCGATGCAAACGGCGTCATTGTCGCAATCATCCGGCTTGGGTGGCACGGATGCTGGTCGCGCAACTCTTGGTCAAATTTCAGGCACAACAGAATGGACGGCGCCAGCCATTAAGCAAACAGCCCGCGTAAACCGCGCATTGACTACCGCAACGGAACTGTTTAACCAAGGCGTTGACAATGCTTTCAACCGCACAAAGAATCCGTTTTCGACCCCAGAATTCCAACAGCGTTGGACGCAAACATTGGGTGCCGACGGTATCAATGCAATTCGTTTGTACGATGCTATGCGAAACAAAGACAAAGAAGCCATCCGCGAAGTGGTAACGCAAGCGGGCGGCCCTAATTCGCCAGGCTATCAAAACCTGGTTCGCAAAATCGGGGATATGCAAAAACTGGTTGGGGGTAAATAATGGCCGTCGAACTGTTTGATACGTCGCAAATTGACAGCGCGGTAAGTGACGCCTTTGGCACAAAGGTTAAATCACGACCAGCGCCATCCCTTGCAACATCGGCCGCACCAGCCCCCGCACCGGCGCAAGCCAATCAAGCGTCAGTTATTTCCGATCAATTGCTGGACAGATTAAGAAAAGTTGAAAGCGGCAAAGACCCTTTTGCTGTCAACAAAGAAACCAAGGCAATGGGGCCATATCAGTTTTTGCCTGAAACTGTCCAAATGTTGCACAAACAGGGCGTGAAATTTAACCCGTTTGACGAAAACGAATCACGCGAAGCCGCCAGGACATATTTGACGCAATTGACTAAACGCCACGGCGGCAACGTCGATTTGGCTTTGAAAGATTACGGAGGGTTTGTTACCAAAGACCCAACCAATTACATTCAAAAAGTAACGGGCGGCACATCCACGGCGCCCGCGCCAGCATCGTCGTCACCATCTACGACCGAATTTTCCGGCATTAAAGAACAAGACATTAACAGCGCGGTAAACGACGCATTTAAAAATCCTGAACCACCCAAACCAGGTATTGTTGAAAAAACAACCGGCAAGGTTGCCAGTAAGGTTGGCGAATTTTTCCGTGGCCAAGGCCGCGCAGCCGCCAGCCTGGCAGATACCGGAATTAATGCGTTGACCGGAACTTTAGACGTGCTGGCCTATCCGGTGGCGCGGGCTTATTACGGCACACAAATGTCGCCCGAAGCCGCGGCCGAAAAAGCCAAGGCCGAAACCACCAGCCCCAAAAACGTTGTTGGCCGCGCCTTTGGTGTAACCAATACGCCGGAATACAAAGGCGAAGCCAGCCAGCAAATTATGAATTTTGTGGGCGCCAATATGGACAAGGGCGCCGATTGGATTGCCAAACAAACTGGTTTGCCAAAGGCCGACGTTGAATCGTATATGAATACGTTGTTGTTGGCGACGCCTTCAGCCATTAAAGCAGCCGGTCAAACCAAACTTGGCCAAGCCATCAAAACCGAAGCCGGTTACGCTGGCCAGGCTGTCAAGCAAGGCGTCCAGGCTGTCACGCCTGATGTTGTGCAGCGTGGTGTTGTTCGTGCGGTGGAAGCCGTTGCGCCTGGCACTACAACCGTTAAGGCGCCAAGCGCCGTACCAGGCGCCGTGCCGCCCGTTGCTGGCCAGCCTACCCAAGCCGCGCCTTACGCGCAGCCAGGTGGTGGGCGCGTTAGCGTTGGCGCAGCCGCCACGCCCGACGCCACAATCATCAAGCAAGCCCTTCAAACAGCCACGCCTGAATTCCAACAGTTGTACGGCAATATGCCGCTGGATAAGGTAAACGCGCCCGTTGTATTGCGTCACTTGGAAGGCGATTCGCTGCCCGTCCCCGTTCGTTTGACCGAAGGCCAAGCCACCGGCGATTTGGTGAAAATTTCCAAGGAACAAAACACCCGCGGAACCCCCGAAGGCCAGGCGCTTGCATACCGTTTGAACGAGCAAAACAAAGCCCTGGTGGACAACGTGCCGCTGATTCGTGAAAAAGCCGCGCCGGACGTATATTCAACGCGCACCATTGAATCCAGCGAAGCGTTGATCGACGCATACAAAGCGTTGGACGCCGACCGCAGCGCACAAATCACCAGCGCATACAAAAAACTGGAAGACGCCAACGGCGGCACGTTCCCCGTTGACGGTGTGCAATTGGCCAAGAACGCCGACGCGCTGTTGTCCAAGAAACTAAAAACCAACTTTGTGCCACCCGAAATTGCGGCCGACCTTAAACGGTTCCGCGAAGGTGAGCCAATGACGTTCGAGCAATTCGAAGCGTTGCGAACCAACCTGGCTGCCGAAATCCGCAAAGCCGAACGTTCCGGCGACGGCAACCGTTCGATGGCGTCCAGCCTGGTTTATCAAGCCTTGGAAGACTTGCCATTGCAAGGCAGCGCCGCACAATTGAAACCCTTGGCTGACACCGCCCGCGGCCTGGCCAAGTCACGTTTTGACGCGCTGAAAAAAGACCCCGCATATAAAGCCGCCGTGAACGAAACCGTACCGGCCGACAAGTTTTTTGACAAGTATGTGATCCGCGGCGTCAACAAAAACGTCAACACAATGGTGGAAACGTTGGGCCGCGATTCGATTGGCCACCAGCACATTAAAGCCGGAACCATCAATTGGTTGTCGGACAAGGCTGGCATTGTGGACGGCAAAGGAAACTTCAGCCAGGCCAATTACAACAAGGCTTTGAAATCGCTGGACGACGTGCGGAATTACCAGGAAATTTTTGATCCTGAAACCCAATTGCAATTGAAGACTTTGGGCAACGTGGCAAACTATACGCAATTCCAGCCCCGTGGTTCCTATGTGAACAATTCCAACACCCTGGTGGGCTACCTGGCCAACAAGGCTGCCGGTGGCGCCGAAGCGTTGGGCAACGTGGCTGGTTTGAAATTCGTTGGCGGCTATCCAGTTGGAACAGAAGCCCGAAAGTTTATTCGGTCGCGCAAGGAAAAAGCCGCCGTGGAAAAATCATTGGAACCAGGCGCTGGATCAACCCTGGAAGACGTTAAAAACAAGGGCAAGAAATGATGGCGCAACCCGAAATTGATCCCGTAAAATACGGCGTCCTTTGGCAAAAGGTTCAGGACTACGAACGCCGGTTTGACGATATGGACAAGAAAATGGACAAGATGGAAGGCCAGTTGGAAAAACTGGTCGCCCTGGCCAATCAAGGCCGTGGCGGTTTTTGGATGGGCATGGCCTTGGTGTCGTTTGTGTCCAGCGCCGTGGGGTTTGCGATCAGTTGGATAAAGGGCCATTAAAATGAGTGAGGAAAAAATCCAAGCAATGGAAAGCAAAGGGCAATTGATTGAAAAAATTACGTTTGCTTTGCTGCCTTTGCTGTTTTCGTGCGTGGTTTACCTTATGTCGGCGCTGTCAAACTTGGCGCACGAAGTCACCATCTTGAACAGCAAAATCAGCCTGGTTGTGACCAGCGACAACAAGCAAGCAAGCAACACCGGCGCCGAACTTGCCCGCGAAAAATTACGTCAAGATTTAGAAAAGGAAATCCAACGAAACCGTGACCAAATCGCGGAAAACCGGATGCACATTGCCATTTTGGAAGAAAAAACCCACGTTGCAAAACCAATCAAAACCCTGACCGGAAAGGACTGATATGTTTGGACTTGACGCATTGCTGAACGTCGGCGGTAAGTTGATCGACAAATTGATTCCCGATCCCGAAGCCAAAGCCAAAGCCCAATTGGACTTGGCCAAGATGGCCCAGGATGGCGAACTGGCCAAGATGGCCAACGAAACCAAATTGTTTGAAGTGGAAATGAACAACGTGTCGGATCGCTGGAAAGCCGACATGGGTTCCGATTCCTGGCTGTCAAAGAACATTCGGCCGATGGCATTGATTGCCATTTTTGTGGCTTACTTTGTGTTCACAATGATGAGTGCATTTGGCTACAACGCCCAGGAATCCTATGTGCAGTTGTTGGGCCAATGGGGCCAAATCATTTTCCTGGCTTACTTTGGTGGCCGCACGGTTGAAAAACTTGCTGACATGAGGGCTAAAAAATGAACCTGACGCCGCATTTCACCCTGGAAGAATTGACCGCATCCGAAACAGCCGAACGCAACGGATGGGACAACAGCCCCAACGACGCGGAATTGGCCAACCTGACGCGCCTGGCTGATTTTCTTGAGCAAGTCAAAGTGGTGTTGGATGGCAAGCCCATAATGATTTCATCGGGTCTACGCACAAAAAAGGTCAATGACGCGGTGGGCAGCAAAGACAGCAGCCAGCACCGCACCGGCTGCGCTTGCGATTTCCGTGTGCCAGGCATGACGCCCGACGAAGTAGTGCGGAAAATCATGGCCAGCGGAATTGCATTTGACCAGGTGATCCGTGAATTTGATCGCTGGACACATATCAGCATTCCAAACACCGACGACACCAGCCCGCGCAAACAAGCCCTGATTATTGACAAGGCCGGAACGCGTCCGTTTGCTTAACGTTTCATTTGCCGGACAAACACCGCAAACGATGCCGCGGTATCGCCAAAGGCCGTCATTTTGTCAAATTCCGCAGCCACTTCATCCAGGACGTGATTGCGAAGCGCCAATTCTTTGCATTTGCCTGGCGCGGTGCAGCCGGTGGTGTAGCAAAGTGGACACACCCACGGTTCGGGCAAAGCCGCCCCTGATTGCAATTGCTGTTGCATGGTGGGCATTCCTTAAAGTTTGATTGCATTCAGATTGAAATTGTCGGCCATCACTTCGTCGTAATTGAAATGGCGGCCAAAGCAATCCCTAAACGAAACGCATTCGTCCGACCAACCTTCGACAACATTTTTGTAAATGTATGCCTTTTTTGGAACGGTAATGCTTCCAACGACAAAATGCAAGCCCTTGGCCGTCAGGCGCCAAAGCCCGTCGGATTTTTTGGTTTTGTCTTCCCTGGTTCCGGCTGATTCCACCAGCCCCCAATGTTGGGTTGTGGTGTAGGTTTTGCCGCGCAGCATCCAGCGCGGGGCCGTGCGGGGAATATCTATCCATCCATCTTCATCACAAGTGGCCCTGGAAAGCCACAAAAGCCCCAGGGCGCGGGTTTCGTTCATGCCCTGGGGGCTTACCTTGCCCCACTTCCCGCAACAAGGGCAATTGCCCCCGTCGCCTTCAATGGTGGCCCGCCAGTTGGTTTTTAATTGCGAAAGGTATTGGCCTTCGTCGCCAAAAAAATCCAATTGCATGGCCAGCCCCTTAGAACGGAATGTCGTCGTGCATATCGTCAAACCCGCTGCCCTGGGGCGCCTGGCGGCGTTGCGGCTGTTCGTCGCGTTCGCGTGGTTCGTTGATGTATGCCCAACCGTCCCAACCGCCTTCCTTCAGCGGGATCACGTCAATTTTGAGCATTGGCCCGTTTTTGGTTTCAATGATTGAGCCGATACGTTGGTAACGGTTCTTTTGCTGCCCCTGGGCGTTGTTGTACGTGCCGGTGATTACGGTGATTTCGTTGATAAGTTTGGCCATGATTTATTCCCCAATGATTTTTTTCAGTTGATCGACCTTGACCGCGGTTTCGGCCAGGAACTTGATGATTTCCGCTTCCATGTCGGCAATGAACACGTCATCACGCGGGACGCGTTTAATAAACAATTGAGCCTTGGCGGGCATTCGTGGATCAAACACAACGTAATCGCACCAGGCACGGCCAGCACAAACCATTTGCATTTGCATTTGCGCGAAATACTTTTGCGGGATTGAACCGGTTAACAGCGTTTCGATCATGGTGGCCGTATTGGGCGCCTTGATTTCGACGCAGCCGTCATCACCAATCAGGCCGTCAGGTGACGCGCCAGCCATCGCAATGGTTGGATGGTTCACAAAGCCCACTTCCTCAACCATGTTGCCGGTGGCCGCTTCATACGCCCCGCGGGCGAACGGTTCCTGGTCGGTTCCCCATTGCATGGCGCTGTTGGTGAACGATTCCTGGCGTGTGCCGGTGATTTGTTCGACCACCAGTTGCGCCATGTAGTTTTCACGCGTTGCGGAATAACCCGACTTTGTGCGGGCCATCACGTCGGCCACTTTGGACGCGGTGACTTTGCCCAGGCGGGCGGCAAACCATTCGTCGGTGCGTTGTTCAATTTCGTCAGACATTTTCATTTCCTTTGGTTGATAATTCTTTTTTGGCGCGGGCCACGCGTTCTTTTTTGGCTGCCATTACTTTGGTTTGAAGCGTCTGGTTGCCCTGGCAAGCGTCAAATGCTTCTTTAAACACTTTGGCCAATTCTTCGCTGTTGGCGCTGGCTTGGATGGCCGCCAGGTGGTCGGTAATGTCAGGTACGGCAGCCACGGAATGCGTATGTGCATCGGCATCGTTGTCGGCTTCGGTTGGAATGCTGAACGCCTGGAATGCAGCGTATTTGTACGCGGCCGACATTGCTTTGTTGGTGGCTTTATCGCCGCTGTCCATTGCTTCGCCAAAGGTTTTGACGGTGTGTTTGGAACCATCTTCAGCAGACACAAAATCGAATTCGACTTCGACGGTAATGTAAAACAACGCACCGCCTTTTTGGCTTACGCGTTCGACGCATTCACGCGCCAGCACACGGGGCAAAATGCACAAACCATGTTTGGCCAATAAAGGCGCAATGGTGTTGTAAACATCATCAATGCCGCGGAAGTTGTAACCGCTGCCTTGCATATTGCGACGGTCTTTGGTGATGCCGACCGTGGACAATTCAGCCTGGACGGCGTTGATTGCTTTATAAACTTTCATGGTGGTTTCCTTTACCATTTGGGGGCACAAGTAACGTCAATCACAACATCGGCGGTGTACCCGTTGACCTTGCGTTTGCCGTACATCAACACGGCACGAAGCCCGTTGGCCTGGCAATCGCCAATAGCCGACACGACTTCATTCCGCGACATTGGTTGGATACTTTTATCCAAAACCAAATCCTGGGCGCCGCCGGTTGTGGTTGTTGAACAACCGGACAACCAGGCGACAACACCGACAGCAATTACCACCACAACCAGGCAATTCCAAACGCGTTGGTAAAGCGTTGGCTTTGGGTAGTAAGGGCCGTCAAGATCAATGCGAATCATTTTTTTCATTGCAGTAACTTTCAAAATGGTGCGGGTGGCAAGTTGTCCCGACGTTGGTTTTGGTAATCGCGTTCTTGCTTACGCGACCAGGGGATTGGCCCCCCTGGCGGTGGAAATGGCCAGTTAAACATTGGCAATTTTTTTGGCGTAGTTGATGGCTTGGGCAAACATGGCCACGGGATAAATGCGGGTGGCCACAACCATTTCAGCGTCGGTGTCCAACAGCGTGACGGCATAACCTTTTTTGACCTGGGTTACCAGGGAAGCAATGCCAAAATCAGGGTTGGTAAATGTTGCAATTTGGTTTGCGGTGGTGATGGTTGAATTCATTTCAATTTCCTTTTTAAAAGACCCGTTAGGGCATGATGTGATTTTAAGCCAACTTAACTGGCGGCGTCAACACTTTATGCAAATATTTTTGCAAAACTTTCACGAACCGCGATGGCTTCACGCAATTCGGCCAGGCTGGCGCGTTCCAGGTAAATGCCGCTGACGGTGGCGGCATAGAACACGCGGCCGCCGCGGTGTACCCTGGTGATTCGGACTGTCATTTCGTTCCCCTTAAAAGATGGCCATTGCAAGCCAAATCAAAACATAGATGGCCGGTGCTGCCACCAGCGCCATCCCCAAAACTTCCCAATCTGTTGGTTCGCGGTTCATGGCTGGTTCCTTATGCGGCGCGGGCGCAAGCGGTGGCCCACAATGGGTTGTTTTCAAAAATCCGAACACGACCTTTTTCAAAATAATCTGTCATGGTGTCGGTGTTGTTTTCGTAAGGCGCTGCATCGCGGAAGATGCGACCCAGGGCGCCGGTGTAGTCTTTTGCGTAGATCGTCACGCAATCACGGCCGTCGATCAGTTGGCCGCGGCTATACCAAACGCGGGCTTTTTCTGTTTCGTTGGCAACATAAAATTTCATCATTTTCAACATTTTGATTTCCTTAAAAGACCCCGTGCAATTCGCTAGGGCATGACTGAATATTAAGCCAACTTAACAACCCTTGCAAGAACTATTTGTAAAGCCCCCTTAACTTTGAGGGGATTTGTTGCTATTGACACACAACGCAAGGCCGCTTAACATCGAAAGATGGACAAAGAAAAAGCAATCAAACTGGCGGGATCAGCCAAAGCGTTGGCCGAACTGTTGGGAATCACCAGGGCGGCCGTCAGCCAATGGGGGAACGATGTTCCACCGGCACGGGTGTGGCAGTTGAAAGCGTTGCGTCCGAAATGGTTTAAAGCATAATTGTTGCGAGACACGGATAGGTTGGAAGTCATGAGCCAACCGAAAAGCGACCCACCCCGCCTTCCGCTGTTTCCTTTTTTGGGGTGGAACTTTTAAGGGTGCGACATGAAGATCAAAAATTGGTCGAAATTCCAACATTTCAAAGACCGCAAACCGCCGTGGGTAAAACTGTATCGTGACATTCTTGACGACATTGAATGGCACGAATTGGACGCGACCGCCAGCAAAGTGTTAGTGATGTGTTGGCTTATCGCCAGCGAAGACGATGGCAATTTGCCAAACACAAAAACCCTGGCTTTTCGCCTTCGTATGTCAGAAAAGCAAACTTTGGAATGCTTAAACAAGTTGTCTCATTGGCTGGAACGTGATGATATCAACGCGATATCAAGCGGATATCAGGATGATCTACTAGAGACAGAGAGAGAGACAGAGACAGAGACAGAGACAAAGAGAGAGGGAAAGAAAACGCAGCGCGGGACGCGCTTGCCAACTGACTTCGTTTTGTCGGATGAATGGGTTTCTTTTTGTCGCCAACACCGGCCGGAACTTGATCCACGGGAAACATTTGAAGGGTTCCGCGACTACTGGATTGCCCAACCTGGCCAAAAGGGCGTAAAAACCGATTGGACGGCCACTTGGCGCAATTGGGTACGACGGCAGCAGCAAGCCAAAAAAACCGCGTCAGAAGCCCGTTTGGTGCAAATGGCAGCCCTTACCCGCGGCCTGGCAACACCAAAGCCAGCCCCGTTTTGGGCAAAACCTGAACAAACTGTGGAGGTGTCCGATGTGGAACGAAAACGACTTTTGTGATGCCGACAGCGGTTTTGATTACGTGTTCAGCAAAATGAACGCAATTTATGGCGCCACGTTTGCCAACCATTGGCGTGATGTTGACCCCAATTTGGTTCGCCAAGTGTGGATTGACGAATGCGGCCGCGGCCTGACGTACCGGCCAAAAATGGATTACGCATTGCAGCACATGAACCCCGACCGGCCACCTTCGGCCCTGGCGTTTAAAAAACTGTTGATTGATGGCCCGCGCATTCCTGATAAACCCGAAACGCTGATAACCAAACAGCCGACGCTGCACGAACAAATTGAAACGCAGCGGAAAAAAGAAGAAGCCTTGGCCAAGATGCGCGAATTAACTAAACATTTGAGGATGCCGAAATGACAAAAGATAAAGCATTGGAATTGGCGCTTGAGGCGTTGGAGTGCGCCAACTCACCAAATGGTGATTATGAAGATGAAATCACCGCCATCAAAGAAGCCTTGGCACAGCCACCATTAACAGAAAACGGAATGTATCGACTTGGTTATCACAACGGTTACGGGTTTGGTGAAGCATATGGAAAAGCCAACGCACCACAGCGCACATGGGTTGGGCTGACGAATGAGGAGATCAAAGCATTTGATGCTTGGCACGACAACAGAGAGGAGGAAATTGGTTGGTGTAACCCATCGGAAATCGTGGCCTACATTGAAGCCAAACTTAAGGAGAAGAATACATGACCCGCGACCAGGGCCATTTGTTGTTGAACAAAATCCAAGAGGGGCAAACCTTTGACTACGACCAAATCACCGCAGCCCTTATCGCAACCGGCGACCTTGCCGGATGGCGTGAAATCAACTTGGTCGGAAGCCTGGCGGCGGGAATGCGAAGCCAGGGAATGGTTGCGCCGGTTCAAGAATCACCAGCGCGAGAGGGGAACCAGGTTGGCAAATGCCTGGTGGTTGGACACGATAGCGAAAATCGAGAAAATCCGCGGCCCTGGTGCAGCGCGTACCTTGCGCGACGATATGAATAAGGAAAAAGCAAAATGAAAATTGATGTTCAAAAAATGCACAGCGTTGGATTTGGTGTTTTGTTTTTTCCAAGGTACGGCATTGGCATACAAATCGGAAGACGTTGGTTTGGAATAAAAAAATGAGAGCAGCCAGGATTGACGCAAACCATGAACAAGTTGTATCAGCATTGCGGGCGGCTGGCGCTTCGGTTCAATCTTTGGCGGGTGTTGGCAAAGGCGTACCGGATTTGCTTGTTGGATTCCAGGGCAAGACATTGCTTATGGAAATTAAAGATGGCCGCAAAACGCCGTCAGAACGCCGATTGAGTGAAGACCAGGTAAGGTGGCATGGCGCTTGGCGCGGCGGCCCCCTGGCTATTGTGGACGGCGTGGATGCGGCTTTGCGGATGTTGGGGGTGATGAAATGATTGAAGTAAACGACATTGTTCAAGTTAATCCTGAATACGAAACATTTGGCGGCTGCATGGTGGTGGTCACCGAACTAAAAACGTGGGGCATTCAAGGGTATTTGCAATCCGCGGGTGTTCCTGGCCAGCAATACATCAGGCTGAAATTTGCCGATATTGAACCAACAGGCGGCAAAGCCATTTGGGTTCTCACATGATTTACGAATTGCACAACCCGCAGCAAGCCAAAGTTTTGATGGAAAACGTTTGGCCAACCGTCAAAGCCAGTTTGATGGCTGGCCACAAAATGCGCCTGGAAGTGAAACGGGCCACTAGGTCAAGCGATCAAAACGATATGTTTCACGCCATCATCCACCAAATTTACCTGGCTATGCGGGCGGCCGGTTCCACCTGGTCGGCCGACGATTGGAAACGGTTGTTGATTGACCAATGGGCGCACGAAACCGACCGCAAGATTGGTAAGGTGGCGCCAAGCCTGGATGGCCAGCGCGTTGTTCAATTGGGGTGGCAAACGCACAAATTCACCATTCCGGACGCCACCGAATTCATTGAATGGCTGTTGGCCTGGTGCGCCGAAAAAGGAATTGAAGCATGAAATGTCCGGTTTGCGATACGTGGACAACGGTAAAAGAAACCCGTCGAAAGCCAAACAATGCCAGGTCAAGGCGGTATGAATGCGGAAATATGCACCGGTTTATTACTTTGGAAACCATTGTGCGATTGGTAAAACCAAAAACTCAAACCGAAAAATGACCGGCTGGCGCAAGAAACAAATTATGCAAATACTAAAGCACCCCTACGTTCGAAGCAAAAAGTTGTTGCGCCTGGTGGCCAACCTGGATTGCCAATTGTGCGGCAGCGGCCATTTTGTTCAGGCCGCGCACAGTAATTGGGGCGGCGGCAAGGGCCGAAGCGTGAAGGCCGACGACAACCTGGTGGCCGCGCTTTGTATGAATTGCCACCACGACATTGACCAGGGCGCCCAATGGTCAAAACGGGAACGCCAACAAGCCTGGTGGGTGGCCCACAAAAAAACCGTTGATTGCCTGGTTGACAGCGGCCAATGGCCAGTTGACGTGCCAATCCCAAATGATGCAGAATGGGAACGGCTTTTTGAGCCGTTGCCTTAATCGGGGGTTACGGCCCCCGCTTTTTTCCATTATCATGGGCGAATATGGAAGACGAATCAGCAGAATTTATCGCAGCCTTGCTGCATTCAGGGACAGTTGCACATTTCATGCACTTGTCCACGAATTCCTATTCCCAACACAAAGCCCTTCGGCACTATTACAACGACATTATTGACCTGGTTGATAGTTACGCCGAATGCTTCATGGGCCGCTATGAACAGTTGAAATCCTGGCCGCAAGAATTCCACAACGCCAAAAATCCCGTGGAATACTTCAGCAGCCTAAAAGATTTTGTGGAAGACGCCCGCAAGGAACTTCCCCAAGATACGGAATTACAAAACTTGGTTGACGAAATCGCCGACCTTATCAATTCCACGTTGTATAAACTACGATTCCTCAAATGAAAGGGAAAACCATGTCAGCAATGAAGCAACCCAAGGGCTACGGCTACGGCAGCAACGCAAAAGAGCCATCCGGCGTGAAATCCAGCGACGCTGGTGGCGAACGCACCGGCATGATTAAAAACGGCATTGCAATGGGCAAAGCCGATTCTACTGGCGCCGATAAAAAGTTTGACGGCGGCCGCACCAGCGGCGTTTGCTACACACACAGCCGCGGCGGCAAGTAATGGCCACCCCGCTGTCAGCAATGGCAGCGGTGCAACAGCCAGGGCAAATGCCGGTCGGGAACCGGCTTTCCGCGCTTGCGCCGCAGCCGCAAATGGGCGACCAACCTGAAAATCCTATTACCCAGGAATATTTCGGACGGCTGCAAAACGACTACCCTGGCCTGGTGCAGCAGTACCAAGCGTTGATGGAATCGGATCAAGGGCGCACGTTAAACACCGACGTGGCCCGCGAACTGTCCGAACATTACCGCGCCGACCGAACCAAATCGGCCGACGTGCATGAACCGTCCAGCGCGTTTGTCAAACAGTTGTATGCTGAACGGCTGGCGCAGCCGACCCCCAAAGATCGCCACCCAACCGTAGTTTTTACGGCCGGTGGCACGGGCGCGGGTAAAACCAGCGGCATGGAAATGGCCAAACAGGTTGATCCGCGTTTGGGTAAAGCCGAACTGGTGTACGACACAAACATGAATTCGTTTGATTCGGCCGACAAAAAGATTCGCCAGGCATTGGACGCCAAACGCAAGGTGGACATTGTTTACACCTACCGCGACCCCGTAGAAGCCCTGGTTAACGGCGCATTGGCGCGGGCCAGGCGCATGGAAGAAACAATGGGAACTGGCCGCACGGTTCCGCTTTCCGAACACATGAAAACGCATCTTGGCGCCCGCCAAGCAATTGAGCAGATTCAAAAAAAATACCGTAACAACCCCCAGGTTCAAATTCGCGTCATTGACAACAGCCGTGGCGCGGGCAAAGCCCAGTTAAGCAGCCTTGACAAGTTGCCTAAACTAAAGGAAAATGAAGTGAGGAAAGGATTACAGGATGCACTCGAACGAGCCAAAAAGTCAGGCGCCATTAGCGACGCCGTTTACCGCGGAACCGCCGATTACGCCCGCGCAGCATCGGGAAAACCGTAAGAACGAAGCCGAGGCCACCGCAATGGCCGAAGCCATTGCCCGCGCTTTAAATCAAAGCGTGATGGAAGGGAAATTGCCCAATGGCTGAACCAACGTGCCTTACGTGCGAATTTTTCCGCAACGCCCAGGTGATGGGAAGTTGCCGACGCTATCCAGCGCCGCAAAACAAACACCAAAACGATTGGTGCGGTGAATACCAAATAAAAATGATGGCGCTGCCGGTGTACGACATTATGACGGACACCACCACAATGCCCCCCGAACGTAAAAAGCCTGGAAGGAAACCGAAAAATGGTGATAACACCGCTGCATGATCGTGTCCTGGTCAAGCCTATTGTCCGAAGTTTGTCGGACGTTTTGATTGTGGAAAATAGAGAAAAATTCAACGAAGGAACCGTGGTTGCCATTGGCCCCAAAGTTGGCGACGTGAAGGTTGGCGAACGCATTAAATACGGCAACGGCACGTATTTGGATTGGCCCGTCCACAAAATCGACGGGCAAGACCATCAACTTATTCAGGAAGGCGACGTGGCTTGCGTCGTGGAGGATTAATCATGGCAACAAAACCAGGGCTTTACGCCAACATTCACGCCAAACAGGAACGCATTGAACGCCAAAAGGCGGCGGGTAAACCCGTAGAGAAAATGCGAACACCTGGAAGCAAGGGTGCGCCAACAGCCGCAGCATTCAAACAATCAGCAAAGACGGCGAAAAAATAATCATGGCCACCAAGAAACACGACAAGCCAATTCCCCACAAAACGACGGGCAAGGGCAAGACCTACAACCCGACGGAACAGGGGGCTGGCATGACTGCCAAAGGTCGTGCAGAATATAACCGTAAGAATAATTCGAATTTGAAACCGCCAGCACCAAACCCTAAAACAAAAGCCGACGCCGGTAGAAAAGCGTCGTTTTGCGCCAGGATGGAAGGGGTGGTTAAGAACGCGAAAGGCCCCGCGGAACGGGCTAAAGCCAGCCTAAAAAACTGGAATTGTTAAACCCTTTTGGAATATATAAAGGAAATTGAAAATGGCTACTATTAACACCAAAGCAACCGGCGTCGCGTATGCCGACCCCGCGTTTGATAGCGTTCAAGTCGGTTCATCCGGCGTACCTATTGCAATCACTTCGGCTGGCGTCCTAAACGGCGCCTATGCCACCACCAGCGCAGCAAGTGGCGACACACGACTGTCCTACAACAAACTGACGTTCACCAGCACCGGTTCCGGTGAAGTTGTGCGCGGTTTTGCTGTTGTGACCGGTGCTGGCGCTGCGGCTGCTGGCACGATCAACGGCGCCCACTTCAGCACGTCAGTCAATACTGGCGGCACTATCAGCGGGGCGGCCAACGCCATTCGTGCAACGATTGGTGGTTCATCTACCAATCCTGGTGGCACTTTGGCAGCATTACAACTTGATTCTGATTTTGCAACGGGCGGCACTTGGTCAAACGCATCATTCATGCGTGTAACCAACTCAGGCACGGGCGAGGTTGGAAACTTTGCTTTGATGCCCGCGGTCAGCGCAACTGGCGTATTTCGCGCCAAGGTCGGTTCACCCGTTGTTACCCATACCATTCCCGTGGTCAGCGGCGGCACGACCTACTACATCATGGTTTCGACGGTTGCCTAAACTATGTTTAAGCATCCCGATCCGGAAGTGCAATTCCTGGTTGAAATGCTTGAAGGTCAACGGGATCAGGCGGTGGCCCAGGCTGCCGCCTTGTTCCGCGCCAATAAGGAATTGGAAGCAAAACTAAACGAACAAGATGAACAGGATTGCGGGGAAACCCTAAAGCCTGGCTGCAACGACTAAGGAAAACCATGACGATTGAACAAATGAAAGCCCGCGTAGCCGAACTGCAACAAACAGCCAAACAGCACGAAGCCGTTTTGCTGCAAATCAGCGGCGCCATTCAGGAATACACAATGGTTATTGCCCAAGAAGAATCCAAAGCCAAGGAAGAACAAAATGCCCCTAATCAGGTCGATGACGCCCAAAGCGTTTAAAGAAAATATCAAAACC